GAATTGTCAGGGAAGGAAGCACCCCCACTAAATGTTGTTATACCAGTAAATGATGATGTATTAGAAATATTTAATTGTGGAACTGTTAGTATTCCAGTTACGATTGCACCTGATGTAGTTGCCTTCACTCTTGTAACACTATTAGCATCAACTAATCCACTGGTGGTAATTCCTGTTAAACCTGATCCATCACCACTAAATGATGTTGCAGTTAGAATTCCAGTTACGATAGCTCCTGTGTTTGTGGTTTCAAATTTTGGAAGGAAGTCAAAGAACAGTTTGACTGATCCATTGTCTGTTGCCTCTAAGTAATTTTCATTACCATCTTTATTTCTAAGGAATAATTTATCTGCACCGATTGCTAGTGTGCCTATACCTGTTCTAACATCTCTAATTAAACTTACGTCACCTGTATGTGATATTTGTAAATCTGCATCATTACCAAATTTTATTGCAGCATCATCAGGTAAATTAACAGTTTTTGCAATTCCAACACCACCAGATATGACGAGTGCTCCTGTTGTTGAACTTGTGGAATCCGTTGTTGTTTTTACCTTTACAACATCTTTAAACTGTACTTCATTGTTAAATGTTACAGGACCATCAAACTCTGACAAGACTGTTTTAGATTTACCACCCTCTACAACTATTCTATCTTTTATTGTAGATTCATCAAACACTACACTTAATCTACCAGGATCCTCTCCTGCAACTGATGGTATTGGAGTATCAAATGATGTTTCTTCACCAGTAAGAGCAGACTTTTTCTGGTTTCCAATGTAGAAGTCACCTTTGTTATTCATACCAGTGTAGACTACTGCACCACCAGCTCTTTCTTGAGATTGAGATAAAAATTCTTCTTTCTCTGATATTGTTTTAACCTGTACTTGTGGAAGTGCAGTTGAATAGTTACCTGGACCATAACCAAGATATTCAAATGTGTGTCCTGATGCACGTAATATCGATGGTCGATTAAATTGAATTGGGAATGGTTTTACTTTTTTAATTATTGAACCATTAACATGAGATGTAACTAATGTTCCAAGCACACCACGAATTACAGTCAATTGATTATTATTTGCCGATCCAAGAATATTTGATGCTACTCTCATGATCTCTTCATCTATTTGAATGTAAGATCCAAATTTAAATCTTGACAGTAGGTTTCCAGATTTAACACTTGTACCACTAAAATCAAAGGTGACACTTGTTGTAGTGTTGTCCATAGGTGATGCCAATTTGCCATGTTCAATGTCAAATAATTCAACACCTCTGACTCCTAGATTTTCATTTCCTTTTCCAGATGCTCCATCATTTGCAGATAAACCATGTTTAAGTATAAATCCATTATCAACACTTATGTCGGATGCTAATTCAAATGTAAATGTCGTGACACCAACTTTTGTCTTAACAATATATGAACCTTGATTAACATTTGATGAATTGTTTAATTGGAATCTATTTCCTGCAACAAGTCCATGAGGCTCAAATGTTGTGATGGTTTTTACACCATTTGAAAAACTTTCAGTATCTATCTTAGATGATGGTGCAACTATAAAACCATACTGTCCATGTATTGGATTTACATCTGCATTCGATTTTACAACTGATACTCTCTTCGAATCGATCACACCTGTAATTCTAAAGTAACTGTCTGTGATGGTGCCGATACCAGATGATTGTAAAACTAAGTCAGAGGATATACCAACATTACCAGTGGTTAGTGC